TCTTTCTTGATTTAAATAATCTTGCTCATTTTTATTCCACTGCGCCATGAATTAATCACTCCAAGTTAAACTTTCTGGTCGATATCTTTGCGCTGATTTAACTTTGATTGAATTTTCTGTCACTGGATAGACATTATGAACTATTGCTCCAGGATACTCTGTTTGAAGTTGCTCTGTTAAGGCATTTTTATTCATCATTTTACCTTCAAGTTGCATACGATATAATCTCCCTTGCCAAACTACATCTGCAAGAAAAGACTCCGTTGCTATTTCTGGTTGTGATGAATTCATATAGAGATTTCCATTAAAATCTCCTGAAATATTAATGCTCTCAGTTAAAAATTGTTGAAATGATTTCATTACTTATCCATCTGTACAAGTTTTTGTATCCTTATCATCCCTTCTTATTATTTATGTAATACAAAAGGTATGAATTAGCATCTCCATCTTTTTCTTGCTTTACAGATTGGTTTATCTGGAGTTTTAGAGCAATCTATATTATGCATATCTCTCTGCCCAGCAGATCTACTACAATATGAAGAACGACGCTTCGCTCTCTTACCTTTTGGATTTTTTTCAGTTACTGCTGTTTTAAGTTTTGACCCTGGATTCTCTCGACGATAAGCATTTACTGCTGCTTGACTCAATCCATCTGTTTTGTCTTTACGATTAACTTTCTGCCAGTCTTCACTTAATCCAAAATCTGTTCTCCAGTTTGAGTATTCAACTAAATCATTTTCTGGTTCATAGTGTGCTACTTGCACCGGATTTTTATACGGAGATTCTCCACCTCTTATCTTTAATCTATCTCCAAGTACTGAAGATTCATTGATTTTATGTTCTCCACTATCAACATAATCTGCAGCAGAATCTAGATAATCTGCTGCTTTAGTAATTTTAGATTGAACCCATGCCTCAATATTACCTTCACCTTTTAGTTTTTTACGAAGTCTCTTTGCAGCAGAAATAATAGTAGAAATTTCAGATCTTGCCATAGAGTGCTCATGATCATAAGATTCTGGAAAATTACCTGGATGTGGAGTATTAGGTGTATATGACTTCAAATTAATGGGCATAGAATATAAATCCCAAAATTTAGGTCCATATTTACATTCACCACGAGTCTCATCCTTTTGACATTTAGGGCAATATCTCATCATTTCCATTGATTCGTTTTTAGTTCCCCAATTTGATGCACCTACCTTACGGCATTTTACCAAAGCCCCTGATGCATAAGCTGATGGGAATACCGAATATCTTGACTTGACTTTATGATAACAAGCATCCTTAGTTCCACTACCTTTTCCAGGTTTATCTTTTTGTGCTTCTTGAAGTTCCATGGATTCTTTAAGTTTTGGTTCTGCTTTTATATAATTTGGGTCTTTTTTACCCTTTGCAAATGTAGGGACATTTGTTGGGGATGATCCACCAGACTTACTCTGCTGTCCTTTATCCATTTGTCTTTTTCTACGAACAGCGGATCGAATAAGACGTATACCTTTCTTCCCTTTATTTTTTAATGCTTTGAGTCTACCACTACTGAAGCATTTAGGTGTCTTAGTTTCACCTGGTTCATTTGCACATGGAGAACCATCTGCTTGAACCCATCCTGGTTTCCCATCTTTAGATTTAGATCCTTCATACCAATGATGAAGAGTTCCTTCACTCACATCTTTAAATTTGCGATGTTCATTTTTTGCACTTTTCTCCATTTTTTTCAAACGTATATAATAATCTGGAATCTCATCAAGATGCTGAAGTGCAATAGTAATGGCAAGATCTTTATCTTTAGTATGTTCATGTTCAATTGTAATTCCCATATCAAGTTGCTTCTTTACAAATGAAACATCTAAACGATGTTTTTTTGCAATTTCTTCTACACTTTTATGAGACTTTAATTTTGACACATTACTATAATTTACTCTTTTGTATTTATGAATCCTTGTTTTAGAATTTTTGAAAGTTCCGAAGTTGAACCAACAAAAATTGCATTGTTTGTAGTATTATTTGTAGTTTTAGGTGTATCGTCCTCAACTTCTTTAAGTTTTTTCTGTAAATCAATGAGTTTATCTGTAACATCACCAACAGACTTTATAAGTTGACCAGCAACTTCATATGCCCTTGGACTCGCACCTTCACTTGCAAGTTCCATGATGCCATCAATCGCATCTTGTCCTTTTTCAATTAATGAATATAAATTTGCTCTTGTATATTCATAGTCTTTTTTTATATCGTTTGGTTTTGGTTGAATACTAATTTTTTCTGATGATTCTTCAATTTCAACAATACTACTTTCAATATCCACAATAGATTCCCCCATTTGCTCTTTAGTAATCATATATCTTTATGTTGAGTTGGACTATATACCCTGGAATCGGGTAAATACTCCCAAGTTTCATCAAATCCAAACGAATCTCCAGGATTTGCATCAATTGGATCTGGTTCAACTGTATATCTTGCTTCTCGCGTTGCATTCTGAGTTTCAGTACTTGTATACAGATCCACTTGTGCTTTTCTGATAAGTCCTTCAGATGATGCTGTAATAGGTCCAAATAAAAATATCTTTGCTGTAAAATTAAAGGTATATATTAGAATTCTTCTTTCATTTAAGTCTCCTTCATAATCATCTGTAAATGCTGTGCTATCCAATATAATTGGCACATCTCTTTTCTCTCCAATTGCATCTATCAAATCAATCGTAACATTGAATGATGGTTGGAAAAATGGTAGTATTTGCTCTACAACTTGTAAAGCATCAGTTTGAAGTTTACTAATCAAATTTAATTGAAATCCAATATTATATGGAACTGGTAAAAAAACTTGTTTTATATTATTACCATCACATGCTTTAAATGCTTGAGTTATATTTGCTTTTCTAGAAGCATCATATTGAATTGATGTCATTTCATAAGATAATCTGGGAAGAGTCATCGCAATCGGTTTGTTCAATTCAGGTTGTTGTTCAATTCTTGATAAGAATTTCTGAATTGGACCATATGCAATAGGAACTTTAATCTCACTAATACTATCTCCAGATGAATCCTTATGTCTGATATTAATATCGTTAAATAAAGTTCCAAATGCAATGACAGTTTTTCGTATAATTTCGTGATAGTAATAAGTACCTAACGTTTTTCTGTACCCGATTATTCAAAAAAATAAAATCAATAAAATCCAAATGGACTTGATTCTGAGATATCAATAATATCTTCAGATTCAATTTGAATTTCTTTATTATCACTATATTTATCATAAACATCGAAAGAATCATATGTGGATATAGCATATACCGCAGATGATGCAGATCCGACTATAATTTCACCTGGATAAAATCCTTTAGTTGCCGCATTATTTACTATCGATACTTTTAATATCTTAGTATCAGAATCCCAGAATTTAACAGTTCCAACAGTGCCTGAAGTAGATCCAATCACTGACTCATTAAATTTATAATTTCCAGTTCCAGATATGATTGATGGTGGTGCTATTGTAATTGTTGGTGATACTGTATAACCCACACCAGAGTTTGAAATTAAAATTGATGATATTTGATTATTTGTACCTATTGATGCAATACCAACTGCAGTGACTCCAGTTCCTACTGATCCTGTTATAGTTATAGTTGGTTTAACCTTATATCCATTACCCACATTAGACATAGCAAAACTTACAATACCATTTTCTACAGTTTCTATTTCACAGGTTGCAGCAGCACCAGTACCTCCACCCCCATTCACAGTAATTATTGGTGCTACTGTGTATCCAATTCCAGAATGAATCATTACGATTTCTTTTATGACTTTAGTGCTACCTTTTGAGGTTGTGATTGCAACAGCCGTTGCATTTGTACCTCCAGATGGTGCGGTTGATATTGAAACAACTGGAGCACTTGTATATCCATATCCATCATTATTTAAATATATTCTTTTAACATATCCAGTGCCAATTGTTGCTGTAGCAGTTGCTGTAATACCTGCTCCAATAAGTTGTAGTGTTGTAATATATCCTTCATCCTGTATTTGAGTATCAATTTCTTCAATTGTTGTATCGAGAATCTCATCTTCATACTCAAATAATTCACATTTAAGTTCATATGTATATAATTTACCTAGTTGATAGAAGGAATCTTCATGTTCAACAAATTTAACTTCAAATAATCGTTGACCCAATGGAAAATATATTAGATCTCCTTCACGAGGTCTAGTTGCCAAGTGAATTTCTGGATCATTTACATTTAAAAATGGTGATATAAAATCCTCAAATCTTTCTCTGGAGATAGTTAAACTTAATTCATCCTTCAAACTTACTCCAAATTTTGATAAAATATCCCCTTGTCCAGTATATCCATCTACGTTATTAAGATATGCTTCTATGGCATAATTATCGTCAAACTTAGATGATGAAATTTCCTTTAAAATGGTTTCTTTTCTGACGAATTTTCTAGGAATGTATATTACTTCTACACCATACATTCTCAATTGTTCATTAATAAGTTCCTGAACAAGTCTTTGCTCGCTTTGAGAACCATGTAGAAAAAAGGGATTGAGTGCCATTTTTATCCAATAAAATCGTAAGGTGGTAATTCATAATCCATGGACATTCTTTGTTGTATATCTTCGATCTCACGAATGGCATCATCATACAATTCTCTACCATTCATTTCAATTCCACCTGGTAATTTAACTCCTCTGAATTTGATTAAGTTTTGTCCCCATTGTTTTTTCAGTAGTGCAGTTAAATATTTCTTGAGGAAACTATCATTATAAACTTTAGTGAAATCATTAGGATTAAGTATTCTATAGCAATCTATAACTAAGAATGTATCTTTTGCCTTTGAACCCCAATCAATATCTAGATAAAGTCTATTTTGTCTCTTGTTAAATCTAATTTGTTTGTCTGTTGAAAGTAGAAAATCGATATCCTCAAGATAGGTTTTAACCATAGCATATTGTAATAACTCTACTGAGTTAAAATAATAAAGATCATTTAGGAATAATTGATATTTGATACTCCACATACCGGCGGAAATTGAACTTGTATCAAACTTAAATACTTTTTCAATTCCTATAACTGAATCTGGAACTTGAATATAATTAGATGTCTCATAAAAATTAAAGGTTGTCGTTCCTATTCCTGTAATATTTGATGTACCTGTAGTAGTAACGATTCCAACCCCATTAGTGCCCTTTGCTTTACCCCTATCTACATCATCTTGTGTGATTTTGTATTTTAAATACATTCTTTCAACACCATCATAATGCCTTTCATAAAAATATTGAAGAGCATCATCTACTGCATCATCGATTTGCTCATCTGCAATATTAATCTCTAAAACTGGTGCTCCAAGTTTTCTTAGACAATAATCAATAAGTTCTTGTCTGCTAGATGGTTTTGCCATTAATATTCTCCTCCGTCGATTTCATTAGACCAGGTTGGAATTCCAGAATTATCAGTAGTAAGAATATAGTTGGTTCCACTTATAGATGTACTTGTTGAACCAGTTGATACTAATCTATCTAAAGGATCAAAATACGCTACACCATAAGGTTGTCCAGGAGTGTAGTAAATATATTGACCGACAGTGAGTATCCCAGTTACAGTTCCATAATTTGATGTAAATGTATTGAGACTTGAAGGACCAGTAACACTTAATTGTGAAACTGATGCGATTCCACCTATTACACTCTCTGCAGTGGTTGTAGTTAAACCTGGGGAACCAGATATACTGGATGTTACTCGAATTGCATTTTGTTGACCAATTCTAACTTTAATATTAGACATTATCGAGTAACTCCTTCTCTAACAATAACCATTCCTTCAACAACTCTAGTTTTTACTCCTTGATTGGTGATAATCACATCATAAACATATCGACCGGGTTTTATATTAGTAGTTTGCTCAGAAGTTAAAGAAATCGTTATCTGACCTGAAGAAGGAGGACTTTCAATTAATGCAGTAAAATCAATTGCAGTTGAACTTCCTGCATACTTACGCATCTGTGAAGAAACAGTATATCCAGTTAAATTTAATTCTGAATTAGTATCGGAAGATTCAAGATCAAATGTTTCGGAAAAATCCGACCCAGCATTTATAACTAAATTGTTTACATATACTGCTGCCATTTATATTCAGACTCTACTTCTTATTTATGTTAAATTTTAGGTAATGTTAGAATAGTCTCTTGCTGCTTTAGATACAATTTTAAATAAAGTTTTGCAAACAATTTTGCCTCATCAAGTGATAAATTATCAATTATTCTAGAGTGCTTTTCGTATTCAAATTGTTTATTCATTGAATCTAATTTAATATCATTTGGTTGCATTAAAAAACTCCTTTAGTAAAGATTTAATTTCATTAATATCATTCTTTAATTGTTGAATTTCACTTTTTTGAATTTCATGTTGCATCTTAGCAGACATGTACTGATTGTATGAATTATTATCACAGTTGATTATAGCACCACTATTCTCATCTCGATATAAATTTGGATACCCTTTTACTGGAATCATCATGCTAATGCGATTGTACGAAGGTCTTTGAATCTTGGTGCAAATGCTTGATTTGTACCAGAAGAAACAATTTTAATAGTATAACCTGTAAAATAACCCAAATTATTTGCACTAAACTCATAGTCTATAAATTGATTTTCTAGACTAGGTGGAACATAAACATCAGGTAAACCACTATTTTTTGATTTATCTACAACATCAAAATAACCATCATTATTATTATCAATTGTTAAGTTATCATAACCTGGGAATAGTTCAAATGATGGTTCAACTTCACTTGAATCTGGTCTAATTAAACTGTAAAGTACTCTGAAATCTGATGATGCATGTCTATATGCACTCACAATCACTTTTAATGAAGTTGATGGTTGAGATAAATTAACGGTATTTGAAACGTAAATCATTGCGTGAGGATCATTTAAAATACCATTAACTCTACCATCTGATGAATAATCTGAAATTGGTGAATTGAGTCTATTGTTCTGTAATTCAACTTTAGATTCATCCCAGAAAATCATTGGAGATAGATTTGAATTTGTAGTACTTAAATCTAATTTCATTGTAAATGATTTGTTTCTCAATAACTGACCCAAGTACTGTTGCTCATTCACATTTGAGCATACAATTCTAGTTGAAGATAATTGATTTTCCTCATCTAATTCGACTGATTCATATTGTTGATCGATGAAAGAAGTTTCATTTCCATCTACGCTAGTCCCACTAACTGTTCTTATTTGTCCAGAAATTTTAGTTTCGGGAGTTGGACTTAAAGCATTGATGTGAGGTATAATGGTATTAAATTGAATATTCTCAGTAGATTGAACTTTATCTCCTCCACATAAAGTTTCAGTATTGAATGAGAGTTGGGGTGAGTTTTCTGGAGCACCACCAGTTCCTTGATCTGTGGATCTATTAGTTACATTCGAATCAAAATTACTTCGATCAAATTCAATGTAATATTCATCAATTTCAATTCCAGTATCACTTATATCATGTTCTTTGTTAATTCTTCTCAATGACACTCCACCCAACTCATACTTGTAAACTAAAGAATTTACGTCGTGCTCACTTTCTATTGTTGAATCTATACCTCTGGTAATTCCACCAAGAGTTGTTGCACTTGGAACGGAAGTATATTTAATAAGTTCTTCACCAATTTTGATATATCCTGGATTAGATGAACCTACGGAAATATTCTCAAATGTACTAAAGTTTGAAGATGATGATACTGTAATTATAGTATTATCAGTCTTTGACAACTTTGTTGTTAATGTGGTTGCAGGTACATCGCTGGATACACCAAAAATTTCAACTCTATTTGTTTTTGAATACATTCCATGATCAAAATGATTCACTTTAAAGTAATTTCCATTATAAATTCCTCCGACCGGAGTTGAAGATGTAATGGTTGTATTTGCTAGTGAAATTATATTTCCAGAATTATCATAATATGATATAGATGAAACTCCAACATTAAATGAACTACCCTGAACATTAGTTAGATATAAAGTATCAATACCATTTCCAATTCCAGTGATTGTAATTCGGGCATCTCTACCTCCGACTGGACTAACAGTTGATGTAACAATACCCACTACATCTCCAATTTGGTATCCATTACCTGGATATAATGTAGAGACAGCAATTCCGGTAATTGTACCATCGCTGGTAGTTAAGTTTAATCTCAAACCTGAACCATTTCCTATAATATTATAGGTCTGAACACTACCACTACTATAGTTTGATCCACCAGTGGTAATTCCAACACTAGTAACTGTACTTCCTGTACCTGCTACGTAACCGGAATTATATGTAGCAGATTGAACTGAAATTTTTCTACCAGTTGTTAAAATTCCAATGATATTAGAATCAGTAATTGTAGTAATCCCAAGATTTACTTTTCTTGGTAAAATAGTAATTGGATTTGGACTTAATACAGAACTTTTTTCAAGAGTTGGATTATGGAACAATACACTTCCAGAGTTTGCAGTGAAGTTTGCTTTATATAACTTAAATTTTAAGTCTTGAGATTGATTTGATGACCATATTGATCCATTTTGAGATTTAAACAAACTACCAATTGCAAATTGTCTAGAGTATCTTACTGCTTGAGAATCTGGTAAATTTGCAGTCTCGATAGTTTTTTCATTCATCTCTGCAATCCAAACTTCATATTGATCTGATTGAGGAGATAGTAAAACTATCGCATACTCTTGATTTGGTTCAAGATAAATTGGATAATCAAAAGTTACTTTTGTTGCAACTGAAGCATTACTTGATACGTTAATGTCACTGGGATTTAAATCTACGGAATTACCTATTACTTCTCTGGTTGGAGTTCCCAATTCCATCTTACGAATTTCAACAGTTAATGGTGCATTATTTGAGTCTTTTTTCGCAAAGAATAGATCTATAGCAGTTAAATATGCCCCAGTTGACTCAGTATTTTCACCAACACTAAATGATTGTGCAAGAGGATCTGAGAAAGTTACTAGTGTAGTTGTGGTAACCACTCTCTGACGTGTTTCCCAAGTTCCTGAAGACTTGTAAATTGTTTCACCTGAAGATATACTAGTACTTCCAGGTAAAGGTATTTCATTCGTAGAACTAGATGTCAATTTGTAAACTTTAGTTCCAGTTGAAATTTTAACATTAGGTTCTGGAATGCTATTTGGATTTCTTATAAAGAATGAACCTGAAATAGACCCATTGATATCTGAAATAAGTCTTAAGTCTTTAACATAAGCAACAGACTTACTAGTTTCTCCAACTAACTTCATTCCAATTGTAAGATATCCTGAATATTTTCCAATAACTTCAGAGCATAAAGAGTTTATGTCTATATTCAAGGTTTTTGATGTTGCACTATATGAAGATGGAATGGATTCACTAGTGAAATAAGGATTTGTAGTATAAATTGCTGATGGACTATTAAATGTTCCATCCTTATGATTAGATTGAGCAACTCTAAATGTGATTAATTTATTACCATTAACAAATCCATTTACAGTTTCTCCGACCTGAAAAGCAGAAGATGCTCCATAAGTACTAAGAGTTGAATCAGTTGCGATCTCAACTAATTTTGGAATAAAATCAACTCCACTATTTCCATCTAAAAATTGATAGTATCTAGTAAATGACTTTAGATTTACTGCATTAAATCCAGTATTTCTGGATCTCATGTACTCTTCTGATTTAGATGAAATTAATCTATTTTCAACTGATGAGGTTGAATTAGATGTCACCCCTCTTAAGAATCTAATTCCACCAAAATTCAAAGTTCTACTAATTCTTAAATCGTTTAATTGAGTTGTTCTAACCCAACTATCACTTTGAGGATTTAATTTTATAGTTCCACTATATGAAATTACATTGAATGGATTTACATTTTCAACTTTGGTTGCAAATGGTTGTTCAATCCAATCAACTGATTGATATTTTAATGTAATGACCTTACCAGTTTTTTGGATATTTGAATCGAATAGTGCATAATTACTATCTGGTGCAAATGTTTCATCTGTAAATTCCTCCAATGATACAGGAATTAGTTCCAAACTATTTTTAGATACATTTACACCGAGTTCATCATTCTTTACAGTTGCCTTTGATACGTCTGTATTAAAATTATCTTCAGTTTTAAAATCATCTACAAAAAATCCAGTTTTAAATCTGTTTAATTTTCCAGCATCTTGAATTAGTAAGGTTTGAATATTTAATTCAAGTAAAGAAAGTGAAGTAACTTTTTCTAAATTCTCTATTCTATCCTCAATTTTTCCAATATCTCTCATTGTATATCGTCTATTATCAACCAAAGAAATTTGAGCATCGGATACACTGTACAGATATGGAGGAAGTGTAATGGATGCAATTTCCATTGCATCATCCAAATTACTCGGTGATTTAGGATTTACAGATGGAGTGCCCTGTAGAACACTAAAGGTTCCAAATTTATTTAAGTAAATTTTATCAATTCTACCTAGATAATAATCATATCCAACTAAAGCACTCTCATTTGGAGTCATGATTATTTTGGGATCTGATCCAAAATTTCTAGATGAGAAATCAAAAGGAGATGAAGTAGTACTACTAAAGTCTGATACTCTTGGTCTAAAATCTAAAGTATCTGATGCCCTTGTGTCATCTATTCCAATAGTTGGAATGTCACTTGAGAATCTTTCTTCACTGTAACTATTTACAGTAAATACATCGCCGCTGTCGTTAGTTGGGACTGTATAGTAATCAAATATAATTAAAAGTCTTCTGGATGGGGAACTTTCACCAGTCTTTCTGACAAGTCTGGAATAATCATAATATTGATCTTTTTGTCCTTTATCTAAATTATATTTTGAAGTTATATCTTTATATTTACCAGGACTGATAGAAACTATTGTGGTTTGAATATTTGATTCATTAAAAGTTACACTTTCACCAACTCTGAATCTATTTTCATTTAAATATACAATACCCAGGACATTGGTTGAGGGTTTTGATACAACTCTAGCAATAGCATTACTAGTATTTCCAATAATATTTTCACCAATAATCGCATTGTTTGTTACATTTGATATTGTATTGAATGTAACTTGATCTAGAACTGGGGTGTTCGTATCTAAAGATTCATATATTGCAACAATGTTTACAACATCTGGATAATTAAGAGAAATCTCTTCATCTTGAACTCTCAATCCATAATATTGATTATAAGTGAGTCCATCATTGATTGAAGTGTTGACTCCAACTCCAGAATAATTATTTTTAGATAAAATTACTTCTAAAGTTTTTGATCGAGTAAATTGCTTGATTTTACTCTGTACTCCATTTTTAACAAATGTTGCATTAACACAAGCAATAGTTTTTGTGTCTGCTGAAATATTTGAAAATGTAACTTGATCTGAACTTGGGAAATTGACTTTATCTGATGTCAGATTTTCAACTGAACCATCAGTGTAAAAAATCGAATATCTCTCTTCATCAAACGCTTCAAATTGTGCTGATGTTGAATTAATACCTAGATTGAAATTTCCAGTATTTAAGGTTATAGTCTTAGATGAACTATGAGTATATCCAGAATTAGTTTGTGCTGAAAATGTGATTGTAGAAGAGTTTAAATTAACAGAAGAAACGTTTGGATTTGGAAGTTCTGCATATAAAAATCCATTCTGTTCATTTTTTATTTTAGATGCACCTATAGAATATTCACCACTATACTGTGAAGTTGGAAGTGAACCATCACATACACCTGTAACACTGGTAACTGCAACCAATGTCATTGAATTTAGAGAAGGTGAAATAGACGTAATTCTATTATAAATTTCAGTTGAAATTCCTGCTCTTTGATATCGAATAATAGAATCAGTTTTAATTCCACTAAATGTATATGGAGATGGAATAGTTACAGTACTAATACCACCACTCTCGGCAGATATAGTTATAATTCCATCTTTGGAGATTCTATCAAGTTGAGTATCTGATATAAATGCAGTTGTAAATCCAGATACTGAAGTTGGTTGATGTACAGACTTAATATCTTCTATTCCATATACCTTAATTGATGCAATACTCCGAGATACTGTCACATTACCATTAATTGAAATCTGTTCACCTACTGAAAAACTTCCAGAAGTCTGTCTGATTTTAATTGTGACTGAATTTCCACCTGAAGTAACTGCATATCCACTTGCACCACTACTCAATCCCTTAATATATGAGGTTGCAGGTACTTCAGTTGATGATACAGATTGATTTAAAGTTAATTCAGTATAAGTCTGAATATCATAAAGATATAAATCCCAATTAGTTACCGCTCCAGTATAAGCAGAGTCTGTAACATTAAAACTGTAAACACGAGCAGATCCAATTGTAGAACCTGCTGCAACGGTGTTACTATTTTTTCTTTGATTTTGTAGGTAAATTTCACTTTTTTGCTTCGGTGCTCCGCTAATATTATTGACTCGAAGTAAATTCCCCATCTCAAATGGAACATTTACAGATGTTCTGGATTGAGTAGTTCTTGGTTTTTGAATATCAATAATTTCAACACCAGTTTTTTCGATATCATATCCTCGAACATATGCCTTACCTGGTGATAACTTGACACACATCAAATCATCATTTGGAACATTACCCTGATTAGTTGTCTCATTACTAAAGAAAATTCCGTTATTACCTAGTCTATCATTTAATGAATTGTTTAATGAAATTTGAAATGGATTTACAACATAATCACCGGATTCATCATAAGTTCTTTGTGCGAGATAATCTTTAATAAGTGAATATGAAGTCTTTGAAATTACTTTTTGAAGTATACCATTTTTAACTCTAAGAATTTCAACAAAATCAGTATCGTTAGTATCAGTTAAAAGTTTTTTAGTTAAAGTTAATGAAATTTTGAATCTATGTGCCCCAGGTGCAGCATAATTCGTAAATCCCTTAGAGTTATCATAAAGAGTTGAATCATCTTTTTCGGTGATGATTTGCTCATTAACTCTTAGACCAACTCTATATGAGGGAGTATTTGTATAATAATCTAATAAAATAGTTTGCTTAGGAACTGAAACAAATGTCCCACGAATAAAATATACACCGTTGTCAATGGAAGCAGCAGAACCAATTGACGTAGAATTTATGGCAATAGTAGTTGCAAAAGGAGTTCCTGCTAAAATTGCACCTACTGTTTCATTTGAGACTAAATTCTCACCATCTAGGAATGGATTAATTTGATAATTTATATCTGAATTCAAATATTTAACATAAAGTGTTGCATATTCAACGTCAGAATTTGGAAGTTGTACAAATTGTACAGTTGCTGTAATACCAGATGCTTGACCTGTAATGGTCTTTCCTACAAAACTTTGGAGGTATGTGGATACATCTACTCCATATTGTTGAGAATTGACTTTAACTGCATGAAATTGATTATCATAAGTTACATTTCCAGGGATCACCATTGATCCTTCTTTGAAAATATGACTTCCAAACGACTCTATTTGATTTTGTAGAATAGATTGTAAGGTGTTTAATTCACGAGTTTGAATTGGTTTTCCTGGTTGAAATAGAACCTTATAGTAATTTTTATCTTTAGCACCTATAGAAGGTTCTGAAAAATCATCAAAATATGGACTTACATTAAGATTTGTTTTTTGTGCCATTTTTTAAAATTCCAGGATAATTTTAATGTCTTCTTTTTGTCTTAAGTCTCTTTCAACTGTTTTTCGATTACTAATATAAATTACATCTCCAGACTTATTATTTATCTCTGGAGTTGAGAATCCGTTGGTAAATGTGACACCCAAGTTTATAATTTTATTTGAAATTGTAATTGTACTACCACTAATGGATGTATCTACACTTGCACTCCATCCACCTTCTTTCCCAATGTTTGCAGATGAATCAAAATCAACTATTCCAGATGAATTAAAATATGTTGACATATTATTGAAATCTACATTGGTTGAACCTCCTCCACCATTATAATATAATGATCTATCTCTATAGTATTTTAAAATTTTTGTTTCTGTATCATATGACGCCACATAACCAACCGCTTTTTTACCATCACTTCTGGTCTGAATAATCTTATCTCCAACTGCAGGAGTACCATTAATTATTGAGGTAAGTGCAATTCCAGATAAAGCAGAAAATTCATTTTGAGTGTATACAGATGATGAATTATATGCCGTTGGATTTTTAAGAATTCCTACTTGAGCAAATTTAGTATCTACTGGAAAATCTTTAGTAGAATCGTCAAATCTAGCATAAATTAGAATTTTATCCGCACCTAATTCATGATAAACGTCAAATCCGTGTCCTTTTGATGGTGGAATGATTGGAACTAATTCTGCGTAAGTTCCTGGATTTAGAGTAGTACTCAAGTCAACCAACGCATAAGTATAATTTTTACCACCTGACGTAACAACAACATCACTAATTTGAGTAGATGAATTTACTGTAACTGATACAGTCCCTCCTGAACCATCTCCGACTAAATTACAAGTTCTTGTACCTGCTGTATAACCTAATCCGCGATTCTTGATAAAAACTTTTTTTATTTGATTATCATTTATATCTGAATCTCCATTTTCTCGTATTGCGGTAATTTGAGAATCAGTCGATGTAGACCATTCATTAGGTACTGTTATATATTCAGATGAATCAAATTTAATAATATCACTTGGAGAAATGGTATAAAGATACTTCCATACATACCCATCACTTAACTTAGTTGGATCTAAATCAGTGAAAGTTGGTTCAACCTCAGATGAATTTGCAGTAGTTTTAATTCCAGATGTACCATTATCAATACAGATATAAACCTTATACTGTGAATTTACTACATAATAATTCGCATCATAAAGTCTCATTGCACCTGTTGTTGGTGCAGGATTAATTACACTGTAATCAGGTCTATACATATCATATTGTGATCCTGAAGTCCATTCTATTTTTCGAATTACTCTTCTAACATTTGCATCTGTAATTCTCTTTCCAAATAAAATTGTGGACTCATAATGATTTAAATAATCCACATTATCAGTTGGATTTGGTTGAGTTGTATCCCAAGTTGAATCTCTACCAAATCCTGATGTTGTTGGATTAGAAAGACCTACAAACACATAGTATGAATTTGAAGAATCGACTACAGAATCCACAAAATTGGATGCATTCAGTATTCTAAAGTTATCTGTTACAATTGCAGACATTTGAATATAGTTTTTTCTATATTTATATCATTCAAATTGAACCGTTACTTCCGGTTTCAAAATTACGTCTTTGAACTGTTGGATGAGATGTAAGTCCAGAATTAACAATAAGGTTTTTAGTATTTAATGTAATTGGAGTTGATTCTCTAGTGAAACCTGATAATTTACCCCAGGAGAACTTACCAACCATAGAACCAGTTGTCGCAATACCAACAGTATTTGTAAATGACATGACATTGCATGTCATAATACCAGTAGCAGAATCAAATGAGTTTATTTCATAGATATTATCCAAGAATGTAGTACCAATTCCAATTGTATTATCATCAAAGACATAAGCGAGACCAGTATCTGATGGAGATCCAAGTTCATCCAAGTAAGCACCAATAACAATACTAGACCCATCAGAACTCATTGCTACAGAGTAACCAAAATAATCGTCAGTATCTAATATAGAACTAGTAAGAATTCCAACTTGATTAAACGTATTACCTGATCTGTAAAAGACATAAGTGAGACCAGTATTCAATGTAGACCCAAATTCATCAAAAAGAGCACTAACAACAATACTAGAACCATCTGAACTCATTGCAACAGATTGTCCAAAATAATCACCAGTATCTATTATAGAACCAGTGAGAATTCCAACTTGATTAAACGTATTATCCACTCGGTCAAAGACATAAGCGAGTCCAGTTAATGATGTAGATCCAAGTTCATCAAATATAGCACCAACAACAATACTAGAACCATCGGAACTCATTGCCACAGAAGCACCAAATCTGTCATTAAACTCGGTTAAAGAACCAGTGAGAATTCCAACTTGATTGAATGAATTACCTACTCGGTCAAAGACATAAGCAATACCAGAACTAAGTGGGGTTCCAATTTCATCTCTATATGCACCAATAACAATATTAGAACCGTTGGAACTCATTGCCACAGAATAACCAAATGAATCATTGGTATCTATAGATAAAGAACCAGTGAGAATTCCAACTTGATTGAATGAATTACCCACTCGGTCATAGACGTAAGCAATTCCAGTATTTGATAGGGTTCCAATTTCATCCCCCGTAGCACAAACAACAATACTAGAACCATCAGAACTCATTGCTACAGAGGCACCAAATTGATCACCATTACCTGATAAAGAACCAGTGAGAATTCCAACTTGACTGAATGAATTACCCACTCGATCAAAAACGTAAGCAAGTCCAGTGTCTGATGGAGATCCAAGTTCATCAGAGTAAGCACCAATAACAATACTAGACCCATCAGAACTCATTGCTACAGAGTAACCAAATGTATCCCCAGTATCAGATAAAGAACCAGTAAGAATTCCAACTTGATTAAATGAATTACCCACTCGATCAAAGACATAAGCGAGTCCAGTGTTTGATGGAGTCCCAAGTTCATCTGCTGTAGCACAAACAACAATACTAGAACCATCAGAACTCATTGCCACAGAAGTACCAAATTGATCACCATTACCTGATAAAGAACCAGTGAGAATTCCAACTTGATTAAAACTACCTGAAATTACTCCGTTTCCAACTTTTGTATTATAAACATAAATTGGATTTCCAACTTGAATTCCTGTATATGATGGAGCATCTAAGGTAAATTTAATTGCTACATCTACCCCAATTCCAGACGTACTCGCAATTCCAATAATATTACCAGAGAATCCATCCACTGAAGAAACATTTTTTATTTTTTCAACTGAATTGGAACTTTCAGATACAATCAAAGCATCAAAATCTATGTTACCTGGAGTTTCATTTTCATAATTAAAGAATTCTGCATTATCTACAAAAATCTCAGTATCAGTGGATGATAGACTCCCAATAACTTTTGCTGTTGGATAAATTTGAGATTCAATTGATTTTCTTGCTTTAGATACAATATAACCATCAATAACTTTATCAACCTTTTGTTTAGTCCAACTAATTGGTTTTTGATTTACTTCATCGATTCCTTGTAAGGTATACAGATTGGTTTCAATAGTATCAGAAGTCACAATTCCAGAAACAACTCTTGGATTCTGAGTAACAGTAGAATTTAAATTACCATTATTACTAAAAATTTGAAGAGTATCTCCAGACTTTATAGTTTCAACTACTTCTTTAATTTCACTATCACTTGAACTTCCCCTATAAAAGTAAATTGAAATATTATCTGTAGACTTTGGTGCTTCAATAAATTCAAATGATGTTCCACCTTCAAATTGATAAGATTCACCTGGTTTTTGTAAAACACCATTTACAAAAATAATTAAAAGGTAGTTAAAATCAATTTCAGAATTAGATGAATCTCTTTCAAAACTTAATAGACTAGAATTATATGCTAATGGGAATCTCTTTCTTACTCCATCCTGAAGACTTTGAATTGAATCGATATAATCTAATTCTCCAAATTGCCATGCTGAGAATGAATCTGTGAAAGTTTCAAGAATGGTTAAATTAAATTCAGAGATTGGTTGAGTTAATCCATATGCAGTTACTAATCCAACTGCTTTAATAACATCACCTTTCTTAAATCCATATCCATTTCTCGTAATCTTGAAGTTGGACACCTCAAATAGAGTGGAACCAATTCCTGTAGTGGAACTTGCTCCAACCTCAACATTTACCAATAATCCGGTTCCACAGTCAGTAGTACTACCAATTCCAAGTCTAGAGACTCCAATAACTGGTAAATTATTATAACTTGGAGGTGAAATATTAATTGTTGGATTTACATAACCTGTACCTCCACCGACAATATTAAATGATAGTGTTCCACCTGCACCCACAATTGCAGTAATCGTTGCCGCAGTTCCACTATGACCAGTCTCTGTAATTGCAATGGAAACTGGACTTCTATATCCAGATCCCCATGTTCCAGTTGAACCAATTCCAATTGATGTAATTGAACCACCTGCACCAATTACAGCAGTTACAGATGCTCCAACTAATGGCGCATAACCAAGACCAGGAGTAGACCCAAGTGAGACAATCATTCCTCCTCTTGGGAGTTGATTCATATTTACATCTGATTGAGAAATAATAATTGAATTATTTGTTGATGTAATACCTGAAAATACAATGCTACTAATTCCAGCAATAGTATTTTCTATGATTTTAAAGTTATTGTTTGGATTATTCTCGGTAGAAGGAGTTTGATAAGTACCATTAATGATTACAATTCCGTTTCCTCCACTTGTACCTAATCCAACTGTATTTGCACCACCAACTGTTAAGGTGTAAGTTTGACCAATTCCAGTGAATCTTTCAGAAATATTATCATAAATCACATTAGATGAGTAATCATTCTTTAAGAATACTCTACCATTAAACTTTGATACACTTTCAGACAAATTATCCAAATCTTCTAACAATTGATCACTTAAAGTACCTTTTGGTGCTTCTGTGAAGAATAATTGACTCTTAGATATATTATATGAACCTCTATAGAGAGATACGTTTGATGAATCTGAATGTGTTGTCGCACTAGATCCAACAAATCCACGAATAACACTGACTAGAGGGAATGTACCAGCAAAAGAAATTGGACCTGAATATGTTGTACCTAATCCAACATTAGTGACTTTCATAAACTCATTATCAATCTTTAAAATATCCCCAAGAATAATGGAAGAAATTCCACTTAATGCAAAAGTTGTAGATGCAGTTCCAATTTGACCACCGTTATTTACAGAGTAACTAAGTAGTGAATATGCTATTGGGGATTGAATGACATTATCAATAGAGATAATAGATTTTTCATTTTTCTTTACCATCTCTAATTCATGTGCATTACCTGAACCGGATGAGGTAAATGTTACACCAATTCCAGATGTTGCATATTCCTTTCTAGTTGCTATTTTAAATGTATTATTGGATAGTTTTATTGCATAAACAGTTTGTGGTAAAATATCTGTAACTACTCCAACATAATTTAAAGTCGAACCAATTCCAACTGAACTCGCTGAGACTCCAATAAAGGTTGAATTCGGACGATAGATAAGTTCTTCACCAGTACTAAAGAAATGATTTTGAATTGTGAAAGTTCCAGTATCTTTATGTAAGACACTTTCATCTGAAGGATTAAATGTCTTCATGAAGATAGGAGTACCTTGATGATTCAATTCAAAATTCAATCTATTTAAATCTGAATCATTGACTGCATAATACTTTGATACTCCAACTGATTCCAACGCATTATGATAAGTGAGTTCAGGTGGAGTGTTTACATAATCATTTTCTTTAAAGAAAACTTCATTGAAACTTAGAATCTCAATTTGCCCCGAACTAGTTGGATCTGGATAAAACTTTAATGAAGCGACTGATCCAACTAGTTCACTACCAAATGTACCAATACCAGAAGCACTTCCAACTGATAAGAATGGATATTGAGTTATATACGTGTTAGATGAATCTGAAATCATCATAACTTGATGTAATGCACTTGTTGAACCTAATCCAACTCTTATTGTAGACTTAACTGAGTTGAACTTTGAGGTATCATAAGATGTAATTGTAGATGCAGAAGATACGTTTGAGTACTTTGATTCATATTTAACACTATTTTCATAATCATCAAGTTGACCTACTAATTTGAATCTATAAGTTCCAATTCCTATTGCAGTTGTTCCAAATCCAACATTTCTAGATTGAACTGTTACTGTATTTGCAGTATTATTAACATAATTCAAACTTAAGATTCCACTGGATATAGATGCACCAAAAGATCCGATAAATCCAAAACTTGATCCACTATCAATGTCGAAATAAAATTCGGCAATATTTGTATCTACATTATTATGATCCACAAAAAGTTCAACATAATTCATGTCTCCACTAATACTATCAGTTACAAATACTTGAGAATGTATTGACTTAAGTTTTGATGTAGGTGCGGATACCAATGTCTTAGTTTGACCTGTTGATACGGATAATGTATTTCCAATAAGATCCACAAATCCAACTGAAGTAGTTCCAATTCCAGGTGTGGAGTTATTAAATGTAGTATTCAAGTACTTAATGTTATAACTTGTACTGTATCCTTCCTTTGGTTCAAATGTTAGATTGCAAGTTCCATCCTCCAGCATATATCCATAAACATCACCTATGAGATTTGCTTCATATCCAATATCAGTTGAAACTCCAGTGTTAATTGTTCCTTTTTCTAATGTTGCAATACTATCATCATCATTAATTATGATGATTTCATTAAATTGAGTCTCAGAATAATCTTTACTTGAAATTTGAATCAAATAACGATTAAATTTTCTAGTTTTTATGATATCTACTATTTTTGTTGATGGAGTGATTTCTAAATCTGATGATGAAAACTCTGAACTAATGTCATCAATTTCAAGAACTCTATTTGTTTTACATTGAATATAACTTGAAAATTTTCGATTTTTAAATTTCAATAATTTTGTATTATACTCTAGACTACCATAATCTAGAACTAAATCGAAATTATTGATAGTATCTACTCGATTTTCTTCAATCCAATCATATCTGGAAATAGAACTATCAGTTGAATTAATTCCAATTGAAGTGCTTTCAAGAATTTCAGTATCAGCAAAGTTTTTAAGTCCCGCTGGATGAACAATACTGTTTACTGGACTTACAATATCATTCCACGTTTGCCTACTCTTAATTGAATAGGATAGATTTTGATAGTAATCATTATCTTGAATAACTTGAGTATCTTCATCCAATTTTCCAGTATTATCTAACCAACCGATTCTTTGCTCAGAACCGTAACTAATAGTAAAAAATCCGAATGATGTTTCAATATCATTAATTGTTGCTATAGTTCCAGATTGTTTACCTCTAATAAGTTGAGATTTTTGTAAGTTATATCGACCAGATACTTTAACATAATTTTCTCTAGATTCTACAACTTTTAAATCCTGTTCAACATAATCGTTTAAGATTTTAACTTCAACTGATTCACCAACTATAAAGGTAGAGAATTTATGAGTAACAGTGAATTTTGGATAACTATTGTAATTTACAATTTTACCATATGACAATAAGGAAGTTTTTGCAATTCCAGGATTAGTTGTAAATCCAGACAAATTATACTCAAATTTTCTTGGATTTACAGAAGAGTTATAGTTTGATACAGTGAAAAAGTTATAGTCATAATCTTCTGAATTAAATCCATCTCCATCTTCACTGTCCTTCCGAATGCCTTCAACGAAAATCCTATCATTATTGGCAAAAGGTTCAACTGAAAAACCAAATGTAGGTGTAACGATAAAACATGTTACAATTCCTGATGATGAAGATTGTATATTCTGAACTTGAATTCCATTTGTGTTATTGATGGATTTTATAGTAACTGGAGTACTTGGTAGTCCCTTTGGTTCCACCTCAATCTTAACTGAATCAACTTTAGTCTGAGATACGCTTGCTAAAATTAAACCTGAATCAATTTTTTCACCAGTTTCACTATTAATAATAATTAGATTTGGTGGAGAAATATAATTTTTACCACCATCATCAATTTGAATTGAATTTATAGTATAAGAATCATCAAGTACTGCAAATTTTGCAATAGTTGCTTGAGGTTTTAGTGTTTTATCAGATGCATACTCAAATCCTTCATTAATAATTCTAACCTCATTTATTTTTCCAATAGTATTTGATTGTGGTAGAATATAAGCACCAGTACCATTCTCTGATGTTATTTCTTTGAAAATTGGTAACTTTTTAAAGTCTTGCCCTGGTGTAATGGTTCTAATTTTGGAGACGCCACCATATCCTGAAGTTGAATTGGTAAAATATTCTAGAGAATCACATTCTGATTGAATGTAAGTATTTACTTCAGGTAGGTCACGCAAAGAAATCTTAAATGTAGTGTCACCAACACCAGAAATTTTATATGAACCATTATAGGAACTGTTTACATAATTAATTTGAGATGAATTTGATACATCTTTATCAACTTCACTAATTACTCCAGATTTTTCTAAGGCATAATATAGTTTAGAAGGAATTGAATCATCATAATTAATTGTTAGGGATGCATTTGTAGAAACTCCAACTGTACCAATTCCACTTACTGAGAATGTATTTGTTAATCCAGAAGAAGTGAATTCATCACTATAAGTATCATCATAAAAGATTTTAAAATCATATCCACTTAAACTTGAATCTGATAAGTCAAATACTAAATTATTGTTTCTTATAACATTCAATTGAGGATTTACTAGTGATATTTTTTGTAAAGATCCTCCAGTACTTGCAATGCTAACAACATTGGGTGAATTATCTCGTATAGAGTCCTGATAGGTATCACAAAGTTGAATATTGTTATCATTAACCTTATAGACATAATAATAACCAGTGGATAAACCTGAAGCAATCAGATCAGCAGAATATTTAATTTTATCCCCAGTTTTGAGTTTATGATTCAGTAATGTAATTTGACTCGTTGAAGTATTAATTCCAGTTGAGTTAAATCCAATTTGATTAACTAGAATAAATCCAGTGAGAGTATCCCTTTGAATTTTTATACTTGTAGATGTACCTATTCCGACAGATTGATTTGGTTTTACTTCAAGTCTTATCAAATCTTCATTTTTAAGATTATGTGATGTGGATACTGAGATATTGGTAGAAATCTTTTCAACTTTACCTTTAACTTGAGTAAAATTAGATTGAAGAGAGTATTGATAGTCATCTGACCCATTACTTATAAAGTACAATCCATTTGTAGATGTAGTTAATCCAATTTGAGTTACAATTCCAATATGATTTGGAGATTTTTTAATGATATAAACGGTTTCACTATCTCCACTTAATGGTAAGTTGAATGGACTACTGGATGATGTATTTGCTACAGAAATTGAAGATGCAGTAGAAATTTTTGTAAATGTTACTGCCTGATTTGTTTTAAATGGATGATTTGGAATAAAAATAGATTGAGTTGGAATAGAAATAATATTATTAGTTTGAATTCCAATATTATAAGTAACTGCAACTCCAATTCCAGATGTAGTTCCAACTCCAACTGAATTTCTTGGATTAAAGTAAACTAGATCGTTATTGGTAGATTCAAAATAGTCTATAGTATTATGAATAGTGACTGAGTTTGGAATAAAATTAACCGCAGATGTAGCAGTATGAGATGCCCCAGAAATTCCTCTTAGAACTCTCAGTACATTTTGCTCAGAAAAAATATTCAATACAGATAAAGTTTCAGTTCCAATACCTATACTGCTTCCAATTGATATTACTGGAATTAATGAAACGTAAATGTCAGTTACTAGTCCAGATGAGGGTACATTCTTAGTCAAAATTGAACGATATGAGGTTACACCAATTTCATATAGTCCATTTAGATTTGATGCAATAGAAGAAAGTCCAGATACATTTACATAATCAAGAGTTTCTAAGTTATGATTAGGTTGAATAATTATCTCAATTTGATTTCCATTTTTCCATGTAAAAATTGCATCATTATAAGTTTCAATTGTGGTATTTAAACTGGTGATTTCTTTTCCTTTAATCTCTGAAACTTGAGCGATTAGTCCACCACCTTCTGTTTCAGATTCATCAAATACAAGAGAGTCTCCAACTTTATAGTTATCACCTGAATTTAAAATCTCAAAATTTTCAACCGAACCTGAAGTCACCGATTCAATCACAGTTGATTGATTTACAACTTCATTTGATTCTATAATAAAGTCATTATCTGCATATTCATCATTGACTTTATAAGGAAATGTATTTCTAACTAAATTTGAGTTATTAAAATCAAAGTCTTGATCGAGACTCTTATTTTCAGATATGAATTTTGATCTATAACGATTACCTATAAAGTAAGGAAAAACACCAATTGAATCATCAGTTTTTAATGGATTCTGTGTTGATGTTGCAAAGTAGGCATAAACTCCATTTGGGAATTCAGGTGTAATACAGAATCTTCCATTGTATTGATCAAGATCTCCAGAATTTGTAAATTTATAATCATCAATAAAGAAACCGGAAGAGAATCCTGATGGACGATTCTCAATGTAATCAGTACTTAGAGTATATCCAGATTTTAATTGCTTAATCTCACTTGTATTATCCGCACTTGAATATCCGTATGAACCATAAATTGGATGTCCATCATATGCCCAACCAATAATAGGGGAATGGAATTCTCCAGTATCATTAAATTTAGATTGAATATACTTTGAATAACCACTCACATAATACTGTAAGTTATTATTTGATGTAAGAATTATTTCATTACTTTCAGTTGTAGTTGAATCATTTACATCATTATAAATTACATTTTGATTTACGTCTAAAGAACGAACTTGAACATCAAAGACTGCTTTTTGACCAGATGGAATAACTTGAATTGTTGTATTTGAATCATAACCATATCCAGAGTTTATTACAACTACACTAGAAATTTTATTATTTGTAATAACAGGTAATAATACCGCTCCAGTTCCTACACCAGAAATCACGAGATCTGGAGTTGAGTAATATTCAACCCCACCGTATAACACAGAGACACTTTCAATTCTACCGTTTGATAAAATTGGAGACAATTGAGCACTTTTACCTGTTTTAATTGAAATTGAAGGTTTTTTATGATAGTTCAGAATTTTTGATCCATAATCTGAACCACCTTCATAAACATAAGTACTTACGATTTTACCTCGAACAATTGGAGTCGCCTCGATGATTCCTCTATATTGAGTACTACCTAAACCGACAGCAGAATATTGGACATTAAGTGTAATGGGTGGATAATTGAAAATGTGATATCCAGATCCAGTTGAACCCAGACTCACATACTTTCTTCTCTCATAATCACTTCTAATTGTTCCTGCCACACCAGCATTAGACAATCTAAAATTATTTTCATCAATTTTAGATACGTAATATTGATTTGTTGTACTTAAACCTACAATTGAAGTATCAGTATTTGAATAAATTACAAGTTCTCCTTCATTAAATCCATGATTTGTAAAATTAATTGTATTGGTTACAGTAGAAATTCCAGATGATTTTACTCTAAGTTTTCTATTGGTAAAATTTTCACCGCCATTTATAACTTTAATTTGAGTTAAAGTGTTTTTAATTTGAGTTGCAAACTTGTGAATACCTGCTGTTCCAATCGTAGTGAATCCAACAGTATTAATTCCAGATCTATAATCAGATAGAGATTGATAAAGTTGAATTGTTTTATCACTGATATATTTGACATAATATGAATTCTCATTCTTCAATGAAAGTCCAGTATTTGTATTTAATCCTGTAAATGTACCAATTCCAAGAGGTGTATTGTTTCCTGGTCGATATGTAATCTCTTCACCATCAGTCAATCCATGATTGGATAAGAATGTAATGGTTTCTAGTGAAGTATCTACTCCACCACCAACTGTTAATTGTCTAGCATCAAATTCAATTTCTCTTCTTCTTTTTTCAATTACAGGTTCAAATGATACTCCGGTTCCATTTCCACCAGAGAATGAAATTGATACAATTACATCAATATCAAAATCTTGAGGATTTACATATACGTTTTTTAGTGTACCGGAGACTACAGGTTGAATTTTTGCAGTTCCAGATGATACAGTTAATTCTGGGGGATTTATGACATCAAAATCTATACCACCGTTTAAAACGTCTACCGATGTCAATGGTCCATAATAGATTTTATCTTCAGATTTATAATTTAAAATTTCTACACCATTTACAAGTTCACCTATTGAACCAGTTGGTGTTAACTCTGATATACCATCATTTAAATTCACACTTAATGGGAATTTTCTTAATAGTTTCTGTGAAGAAATTATTTTCTCTTTCTGTGAACTCAATGTAAAATTATGAGTATCATTTGTAAGTGAACCAAAACTCAAATAATTTGAAGTTCCAACAACTTCTCTTGAAGGATATAATTTAATCTTCTTATTTCCAGTAAGAACCTCTACATAATAAATTCCTTCAGATAATCCTGAAATTGTATCTCCAGTAGATGTATAATAGATCTCACTTCCAGTAATAAATGAAACTTTTTCTGTAAATTCTATAATGGAGTACAAACCAGTATTTAATTGACCTGAAACTCCACTTGCATCATATGAAAAAATTGTTTTATTTATTTGATAGGATGGAAGTGAATTTGATGCAATGTAAAAATCTGTATCCTTTGAATTATATAAATTTTGAATATCAGTGGTTAAATTATTATACTCAAGGGGTACTGAAACTGAGGATGCAAAATTAAGTTTTCTTCGAATATCATATAGTGCTCCTGCAGTCAGATTAATTGGAGTGTCGATTGTAACTTGTTTATCTACAATAGTCTTAATCATCAAATTTGATGATATAATCGTCTGACTATCTCGATATAGTAAATCTACATAATCTCCGACTTTCAATGAAGATTTATCAACTTCACTTTTTAATGTAAATTCTGATGTATCACCACTGAATAAAATGTCTGAGATTTGATATCTTGAACTTGTATTATATACCCAACTGTTAGCAAAAATTTCTTTATACGATGCATCATTAATTGGATTTTCGATAATTTCACCAATATTTCTTACATTAAGATTATCCCCAACGCTAATTGGAGAATTTGATGAAATTTCTTCGTATTTGGATAGAACTCCAGTGAGTCTTAGAATTACCTTTTTGGTCTGATCACCATTCTCATATCCATAATAGGTCTCATCTGAATGAATTAGTGATGCAGATTCAATGACTGAAGTAACTCCAGTACAGTTTAAAAATTGATTAACTGTTTTATCTGTATAGTTAATGATATTATCACCACTATAAACTGTACCAGATTTAGGAAATCCTATGGTTGAATCGACTGTAATAACTGAACTTCCAACACTTACTGATGTAATATTCTGAGTACTTCCAGTAATATTAAATGTTCCTGTGATAGTTGGAAATGAATCATCATATCCTAAGAACAGTAAAAGTTTATAATAAGTTTTATTTTTTCTTTGAATTACCTCAATTTCTGAAATAGATGCTGTGGTCTTAGAATCGTCATTCTTGTAGAGTGTTTGACCAGTTAATTGAAGCGGATCTCCAGATATTACATCTGCTACGGCAACTAATCGTCTAGAGTACTCAGATGCAGAAGGTTTAATTGTATAATCTTCTAAATTGATAATCTTTGGAGTTTCACCAAAAAGAACATTAAATAGAATTCTAAATGATTCCTCAGTACCTTTGGTTTCGTATAGAGTTCTTGCTTCCTTAATAAAATTACCAATATTTAAATTTGAATCTAATTTAAGTTTTTCAAGTCCTGGAGTCAGAGCAAATTTAATCTTTTTATAAAACTCAGTTAGAAATAAAGAACTTAAATTTTGAACAGTAGATGATTGATTATGTGAAGCACTTTCAGAAGTTTTAAATACTAGTTCTTCATAATTTAATTCTTCGTGATAATTAGTGATTCCAGAAAATCCTCTTATACAACCAGTAAATGTATTTGTTGTAATTCCAGTATAAGTAATAATTTCATCATCAATCTTCAATAATCCATAGGTTTTTGGAAATCCTTTTGTTGAACTTACCTGAATTACAGTATCAGTTGAAGAAATTCCTACAGAGAGATCTGTAGATCCAACAACGACCTCAGGAGTTAAATTATCTAACTTTAAATACTGATCTAAATTCTCAGCAAGATCTGTCACACCTCCCTGATATTCTTGAGAGATGTAATATTGTTTTAGAAACTCTGTAAATTTTGGATTTTCTTCCAAAATAAATTCTGGAAGTTGACTATCAATAACTTGCTGAACTTTTAATCTTGATTCAAACTCCTGCTTTAGCATATTATGACCTCGTTAGTGCTCCGTTCGAATAACTTGAACTATAATAATCTTTGGTTTGGAATACAACTCCAGATATATCATCTCCAGATGCAATAACATCTTTAATCATATTTATTTTGCTTTTTGAAACATCAAATGAAAGATATAGATCTTTTAATCCAATAATATCATTGGATTCTGGAAATGCTTGAATTTCAATGATATTATCACTCAGAACAGTTGATGTAATAATTAATGGATTTAATAGAATTTCACCATTTGTATAATTTACAGTACCTGCAGATTGAATTACAATTGGAGTTTTGGTTGAATCTACTGTGGATTGAGTATTTTTTACAATTGCAATTGTTCCAGTCTCAGCAATAGTTCCGTCAGAATTTTTATTTGGAATATCGGTAAAATACACAGTATCTGATACACCAAAAATATTAAATCCAGTCGATTTGATGTTTTTACCTTCACTGTTTACATGAAACTTATTTCCATAACAAATTTCATATTGTGTTTGAGTATTGATCTGTGCTTTTAGATCTCTGCGAATTATCACCTTGGTAATATTAGATGTGATCGCAGTGTCAGTTCCGTCAATAACCTGAAGTACTTTACTATATTTAAATCTCCCACCAAATGAATTCAGATTTGTGGATTGAGAGTAAGACGTTAATGATTTTATAACTTGAGTTTTTAAATTTTCAACACTTTCAACTTGAGAAAAATTGTAATAAATTGAAGAATCAATTTCTACATGAAGTATCTTAAGATCTATAATTTCAGGTTTAATTCCAGATACAGAATACTTTTGTAATTTATTTTGAATTTCTCTTTTATTAAAATCTGAGACGTAAGTACCATTTTTAGGTTTAATGCTAATTAAAACTTTTCCATATTGAGGTGGATCTAATTCTTCTCCACCTACTACAGAAACAGATTCGGTTTCAGGATAAATTTTAGATTTAATAATCGTCTCATAGTCATTTGAATTTACTGCACGATACTGTGAAGAATAAAGTCTAGGTGCAAAGTTCTTAATGGAATTAATGTCTTCAATGTCTGATCCATTTTGAGAACTTTGAATTGTTGAGATGATAATTGATTCACAAACTTCAATTGAATCGGATTCGTTTTTAAAGGATCCAGAAAAATCAAATACACTAGCACCATTACCTTCTCTGCCATCTGTGACAATGTAGGTAACAGTAATGATCGAATTATTTTCTAATTTTTTACCGAAGATTCCATCACCAAATAGTAGTTCATATTTTTCATCTTTAATTTCTTGAATCAAATAAATCTCTGATTTAGATGAAATTTCAAAAATATTATCGACTAGTTTATAAGGTTTTCCAAGTCCAGAATCACTTGGACCTTTGACATAAACTCGAATTGTAGATGTATCAATATATGAATTATTCAGTATAAATTTTTGATTTAATGAGATATCAACCGTAAACTGCTTTTTGAGAAAAGTACCTTGTTTTATCGTAAGATTCTCAAAGGTTGCAACTCCATTTTTAACGGATGCCGTCACATTATCAGGAATTGAAAACACAAAGGATGATTCACTTGCTGATCCAGTACAAACTAATCCAGATTGTAGAGTCAGTATGGATGTAGAAGATTTTGGAGTCGCAGTAAAAGATACGATTGCACTCGCCGCAGTTCTGGATTTTGGAACATATCCAATACTTCTTGCTAGTGCAATCACATTTTCTCTTAATGTTGCAGAATCCAAAAAGGACTCATTCGCAATCATGTTAGAGTTGAATGCAGTAATATAGGTATTATACGCTAAGGTATCAATTAAAATCGAAAAGTTTGATCCCTCAAAGTCAAAATCCGTGAAATTTGAGTTTGCTCTTAGATAATCTTTGATGGAGACTCTGATTTGATCAAAATCTAAATTTGTAAACTTAGTGAAAGGCATTTTATCTAGTTGCCTCTAATATAAAGGAGTACTGTTGAACTGGAATATCTTGACCGATAATTCTAAAAGTTAAAATAATCTCAAATTCATTTGTATCGGGTTTTGGATTTACCTGAACGATTAAATTATCTACTCTTGGTTCATAATTTGAAATCACTTCAACAACTTGTTGTTGAATTACAGATGCAGTTGCATAATCAACAAAGTCAAAAAGACTTTTTCGAACATTTGATCCTAATGTTGAATTAAAAAATCTCTCAGTAACAATGGTTTCGACTAAATTACGAATTGATCGAATAATTGCTCTTGCATCTGTAATGACTGGAAGATCCTTTGTCACTGGATGTGGTTCAAAAGATAAACTAATATCTTTAAATGATCTCGATATTCGAGTGACGGACATTCTCTCACAAATAATTTCTTACTTATTTATCATCACTTCCATGAAGTTCCATAAGATGGTTCAGTTCCATATTCCCAATCATCATAATCTTCATCATTTCGAATCTTTTCATGAAGTTCCAATTGTTTAGATAAATCATGTCTCGGTGCAGAATCATGTATAACCTCTTGAATCACTCGATTTGATTGAACCGGAATATAATCCGTAATCAATCGAGTTGTCCCCCACATTTCTTTCATATATGATGAATTTCGGTCAACTGGTAAATTAGACATACGTTTCTTCCTGTTTTAATGAACTAAAACAGAACTTTTATAAAGGAGGTTTCTATCTCCTTATGAATTATTTAACGATCTAATTCTCGAATCTTATAATTATCGGAATTTAAGTACTTCAAAAGTTCCAATGCAATTAATTTAGGATTTCCTTCACCACAAGTGTAAAAATCTGCCGAAATACAACCATTTTCAGGCCATGTATGACATGAAACATGACTTTCTGATAGTGCAATGACAATCGTACATCCCTGAGGTAGAAAACAATGAGAAAATATATTTAAAATTGTCATCTTTGCACGCTGAATTCCAGAAATCATCACATCCTGAAGTGCTGTCGAATCATTAATTAAGTCAAATTTCACATCATACACCTCAAGTAAGATGTGCTTTCCCATTGAATTCTGATTCATTTCGACGTTTTCCTTAAAGTCATATTTATTTTAACCATTTCATAGTCATCTTCGAGTATTTTTCGTAAATATTCATCATCCCAGGCATCATAATACGTCGTTTTTGACAAAATTTCACGCATTTTTGTCAAAAATTTCGCATTTTGATACAAAATTAGATTATAAAGACCATTATTCGTCTGAATTCCACCTATAAAACTAGTCTCATCTCTAAAATCATCAAAAAATTTATATTTTGGATACTTCTGATTCAATTCTTCAATTTTTTGTCTGGCAAAATTCAAATTTACATCATTTTCAATGATAAAAATCACGACACCAAACTCTTCATCAAGAGGTTTAATGTCGTGAATTGAACATTCTACGATTTTATATGTATTTGTCTTCGCAAAAGGACAAATTGAGAATCCTTTGAGATCTGGATGTGATTGTTGAATCTGTTGTATCCAATTCTCCAGATTCTCATTCATCCTTTACCCTGCCCTCGATACTTCTTTCGAGCATTATTTCGAGATGTTGCAGCATATTTCGTATTTGCACCATCACCCTGACGAGTATTCTTAGGGCGAGATTCAATGACTTGCTTTCCGTTTGATGCTTTTTTAATTGCCATGATTTAATTCTCCAATAAAAATTTCAGTTTTAAGATTTTCAGGACTTGGTTCACCTGTCTCATAATACTGATTCGACAGGTCCATCATTTTATCAAAGTACTCACTCTCTGTCAAGTTGGAGTGAAGTACTTTCTCATTATAAAGAATGTTGTATCTTTCCATTCTTTTATTTTATATTCGATTACAGAACACGGGTTTTTTCATGACCTACTCGAATTCGAGGATCACACCAGATCTCAAATCCTGCTTCCTTTGCATCCAAACAGAATGATACATCCTCTCCACACATATCCTGAACCTCTCCAGATTCGAATACCTGCATCTTAGGAGCAAACCATGGATACTTCATTTCAGAATGTTCAAATACTCCATGCTTAATCAACACCCATCCAAATCCAGTATAATCAACTGTGAAGGGTTTCCGACGCTTCGAAATACTCTCTACAGTCTCATGATTCATCACTCCACCATTTCCACGGAAGTCATTTTCATCTAACCAATGGGCAACTGAAGTCGTGTGACCATCTTCTGTTGCATACCATCCAGAAGCAATGTCTTTGTCCATCAAAATCAATTGCCAGAACTTTTCTGTATTGAATACAATATCAGAATCAATCCAAAGTTGCCAATCATATTTTAGTTTACCATCCCAAGGAATCTGATCTGGACCACGAAGTACATTTGCACCCAAACACTTACATCTGGCGAAATTCACCATGGATGAATAGTCTTGTGAAATCTGAATACTTGCTCCTGATTGAACAAGATCAAAACAGAGTTGTACGAAATTTTTGAGATATGTATATGAGACTCCTCTTCCCGGTAGACAAAAGACAATCGATTTGCCTTTTACCATTTCTCTTGCAAGATTATAATCCCACTCTTGTGTTGTTTGTGAGGTAACTGGTACCTTTGCTTTTACATGAAATCCTTTTGCCATAAATTGATTAATCTACATTCATATCATACATCATTATCTATAAGATGTCAATTCACCTCTGATAAAATGATTTCAGATCCATCCAATACAAACTTGATCTTCGTATCTTCATACCATTCAAGTTGATTCATAATTTGCTCTGGAATTGTAATGTAATATTCTCCACTAATTGGATCGATCTCTATGGTCTCAATAATATTTTCGGAATTTTTTTTCATTTGGTGTCTATGATGTTTCGATTTTTATATATGTGGTTTATCATTCAACAATGAAACCATGTGAAAAATTTTTTGAGTCTTATATTTAAAGTTTCTAGTGAAATTTTTTTATTTTGAGTCTTATGTTTAGAGTTTCTAGTGAAATTTTTTGGGGGTAAATTTTTTTATTTTGAGTCTTATATTTAGAGTTTCTAGTGAAATTTTTTTATTTTGAGTCTTATATTTATTGCTCGATCTGGGTCGGATATAGATTAAGGGATCCATTGCTTTTTGGATCACCCTAACCGGGGCGCCGGTAACTGTCAAATACGAACGAACGATTGAGGCGGCAGAGTATAAACAACTGCCGCCCACGAACTTATAACTTAAGCGCCTAATTCCCCGAGTCGGAGTGCTATCTTATGGCACGCAATCCGTCGCCCGTTCAGTGTGAACGTATGGCGACGATTGCCGTTCTTTGTAACTTTAACCGTGCATCCTAACACTATGTCGTGGGGAGGATTGCCCTCACCAGCATAACCCTGGCAGTGGTATTCTGCCTGTCCGATCATACCGTCGCCGTGCAATCCTCCACGGTTGATAGAGTCGATTGCGAACTGTTCAACGTCATGGATACGCTGAAAGTTGGTCTCAAAAGTAGAAAGCATGGCAAAGTGTAGGGTGGAAAGTGTAATTAACCGATGACAAAAGTGCAGTCAGGGTGATGCGATTCTGACCAGAATACGGCGGTCTGACCTACACTTTGCAGGTGAGAATTGAGGCGCTCGACTTCATTCTCCGCTTGTGATTCTGTCAGGTGAGAGTAATGGACTCTCACAACATTCTCGACTCTAGAGTAGATTGCAAAGGTCATTGTCTTGGTAAGTGAAAAGAATTGGGGCAGAATTGACTGCCCCTAGTTGTAACTTAGATCAGGCGAATACCTCTTTAATTATGTAACTTGGACCGCCTAAGTTAAAAGTGCCGATCTGTATTCTCCGCCCTGAAAGGGCAGCACTTAATTCTAACGCGGCATCTTGCGCATCATCTAAAGTCTCAAACCATTCTGAATCTGAATGGTGACCTTCAACGGTGTTAATCCAGTACCGCATTGTGAAAAAGTGTAGGGTGAAAGGTGAAAGAATAGGGGTGAGATTGTCACCCCTAAGTGTAAATCAGCGATCGGACTTGCGAACCGTGATAAACGGATCGCCCACCGATTCCTCACACTTACCCTGAGCGATTCCCTGCTCTTTTAGTAGTGTGATCTGAGCATTTAGCGCACGATCAACAACTTTAACCGTGCGACGCCCTTTGTTAAGTGTAACCGAACCCCAGCAAGTTTTAACCGTTTGAGGTGTTTCAATGATCGCAACTAATTTTTCTTTGATAGAATCAACGCGCTTTTTAGCAGCGTCTGCCTGTTTTATCGCTTCCAACAATTCAGGGAGCATTGTCTCAACTTGACCGGAAATAAGTTGTTCCATGGGTCTGAGGTGCGGATCGGTTTAAAGGTCGTTTCCGATCCGTTGAAACAACAATACCACGGGCAGAGCGCACCTAGCAACGGGGGATTGTGCCGGTTTCAGAATTGGCACAAGGGGTCGGTTTGTATAAAGAATTAAGAATTAAAAAGAATTGCAAAGTATAAAAAATTACTGTCCATTGAGAAGTTCATTGTGATTAGAATTAACCACACCACTGACTATAAGAATCACAATGAACTTCTGAATGGAGAGTATTAGAATAAAGAACTGATTAGGATTATAATGTATAAAGAATAGAAAACCAATTCAAGATTCATTCTCTATTCTTTATACATTAAGTTTCAGTCTTTCTTTATACCATCTCAGCAGGACTACCACAAGATTGATAGAATTGGATCATTCTTTTTGCCTCTTCAATTGTATTAAAAGACTGAAATTTCCATTCTTGTTTGTAAGGAAGAAAGAAGCGAATCGTGAACATTTCAGATAATGATCGAGATTGTTTGCGTGTGATCTAGTCTAGATTCTTGTGTGTGATCTAGTCTAGATTCTTGTGTGTGATCTAGTCTAGATTCTTGTGTGTGATCTAGTCTAGATTCTTGTGTGTGATCTAGTCTAGATTCTTGTGGAAACATGCGATCTAGTAGATCATCAGTAACCTCTAAGAATCCAACGGAATCTAGAAGAGTTTGCTCTGATTCAGTGAGAAAGAACATAAGAAAAAGGGGAGGAGATTTAACCTCCCCGATTGTAAGAATCAGCGGAGAATCATACCCTCCGAGAATGGTACGATCTCACCGTTGGTTTCAACAAACCACTGAAAGTCTTTTTGAAAGATTCCATCATTGTTTCCATGCTCACGCAGAATAGCGTTTAATCTGCTTTTTGTTGTATTGGTCCTGTATCCGCAGGTATAAAGTTCGATGAAATCCTCACCAATCGTGGCAATGTGATTGCCATGGAGATAAACATAAGAAGCGTCACGTTCTGGAGAATAGACAACCTCCGTATTGTCTTGATTCCAGTCGATTCCATCGGTGATGGCGCGATTCATGGCGGTTTCAATCTTACGCATGATGCCTCAGGGTGTGGATGGTGCGGGTCCGTCCCGCTTGAAAGAATCTTAGATCATGGTGGGGACCGTTAAGGGGCCCCCGTTACAATTGTTAATCAGCGGCGGTTCTGGTGGCGACGGTACAGTTCAGTGCCATAGGTTGCCGCCTGATCGCTGTAGAACCCCTCTACCATGCCGTCTACGCCCCGCCAGAGTGCCTCAACCTTACGGCAGTCTGCTGCAGCGTAGATCAGTTCAGCATCGGTCATGACTGCGGCAGACTGCTCCCATCGGGTGAAATCTGCGGCGGTGGCGTGACGGCGGATCATGGGGTGGTTGCGACTGAAAGAATCTTAGATCATGGTGGGGACCGCTGGGGATCCCCTGTAACAATCATTAACAATCAACCATAGAGAGCATTAAACGCCCATGCCCTATACTCTCCAAGATCAACCCTTTGACCAATCATGCAATCATAAGTTGCAGAGAAACTATCAAGAACTCCCATAAGTTTGGCACACGTTCTTGCGTGCCAGAAACTTACGGTTCCGTTCTCAGGATCAACGTAACTATTCAGAACAGACAGGTAATCGAATGGCGTGATCATGGTGGGGGTGCGACTGAGAGAATCCTACAGCATGGTGGGGACCGCTGGGGATCCCCTGTAACATTTGTTAATCAGCGCAACGCAGCGGTTTAGCATCGCTGCGATACTTCTCAGCATAA